AATGAGGAGGAACGGCATGAAATTATCAGACGTAAGGAAGGCCGCTGATTTGACACAAGATCAAATGGCGGCAGAGGTCGGGACCACGGCTCGGACAATCTCGCGATGGGAGACGGAAGGGTTGACGATTGAGGATCTGAAGTCGAAGGCGCGGCAGGCGGTCAAGGCGTTGGTGAAAAGAAATAAACTTTCAATTGAGGTGTGAGGTATGTTGAACAAGAACTTTTATCCGACTCCTGCACCGCTAGTCTCTAGGATGCTTTGCTGCATCAAGGGCAACCCGAGAAAAATCCTCGAACCGTCAGCAGGCAAGGGCGACATCATCGACGCGCTGATGAGCCGCTATAACCATTATGGTAAGCCGGAGGTTTCCGCGATTGAAATTGACCCGACACTGCAAGCGACATTGTGGGGGAAGGGGATCAAGGTTATTGATTCTGATTTCCTCGCGTACGCCGGGCCTGATAAATTTTGCGCTATCGTCATGAATCCACCCTTCGACAACGGCGACAAACATCTCCTGAAGGCAATAGAGATCCTCTACCGGGGGCAGATTGTTTGCCTACTGAACGCCGAGACGCTACGCAACCCGCACACGAACAGCCGCAAGCTGTTAACCCGAAAACTCGAAGAGTTGAACGCGACAATCGAATACATCCCCGGTGCTTTTTTGACCGCCGAGCGAAAGACCGCGGTCGAGGTTGCCCTTATCAGTATTATCGTGGAGAGGAAAGTTGAAGACGATCTATTCCGGGGGGCGGATGATACGGCGGAGGAAGTCGCGGTCGAGGTTGAAGAAAAGCACGAAGTCGCAACCGGCAAGACTGTTGAAGAACTGGTCCTCGATTACAATCAGAGGGTGCAGGTCGGCACGGATACGATCATCGGATTTTACCGGAACTTCAGGAAAGTCGGCAATTACCTGTCTCTGAATGAGGCGGGAGGAAAGGATAAATCATACAACACGGAAGACCTCACTACCATGATGCAGAACACCCTCAACACGCTCCTGGTCAACATCCGAAAAGACTTTTGGCGGAAAGCCCTCGACTTGAAAGAGGTTAAAAGTCGGTTGACCGAAAAAAAGAGACAGGAATTTGAGACGGTCTTGACCCAGCGGGCGCAAATGGATTTTACCGAAAAAAACATCCGGCAATTCGTCATCAACCTGATCGGCAGCTATGAACAAGTTCTTACCGATGCCGTCCTCGACCTTTTCGACAAACTGACACTTGAGAGCTGCTACCGAAGCACTCCATACGAGAAAAACATTCATTATTTTAACGGCTGGAAAACCAACAATGCTTTCAAGGTCGGCAAGCGAGTTGTTGTCAATATGGGGGGCGAAAGCACATTCCAAGGCTATCGCGGATGGGAGCTAGGCTACCAGGTGGCCGGGAAAATACGCGACATGGATCTGGTCTTTTCTTACTTCGGAGGGCATGAAGACCACGTATCTCTTTTTGATGCCATGACGGCAGCCTTTACCATGGGAGAGAACAGCGGGGAGTCGACCTATTTCAAATTCACCGCGCACAAAAAAGGAACGCTGCACATCACGTTCCTTAACCTTGATATCCTTCGCCGGTTCAATGTTTGTGCCTGCCGGGGCAAAGGGTGGCTTCCCGAGGATTACGGGGCGAAACCTTATGCTCAACTCGGTTACGCTGAGAAGCAGTCCGCGGATTCTTTCGACGGCGAAAAAAGTTACAAGGCCAACACCGGGAGGTCCTTGTTTGTTACATCGAAACTTATGATCGCGGTCAGCCAATGACCCCCACAGACAAAGCCGCAAACTTCGGCCTCTCCTTCAGTCTGGCCCTCCTCGAAGGACTGGCAAAGGGCAACCCCCGGACCTCGAAGCGCCGCCGTAAGCTCATGACCGCCCATGACGCAATCATGGATGCGTTGATGGACTACCCGGAGCCGGATACCGACGTATGCCGCCAGGCGGTGGAGGTGTTTGATGCGCTTGAGGCCATGGTGGCGTCGATACCGGAGAATTCCCTTGAGGCTACCATTTGTAAATGATAGTATGATCTTGCTTTTAAAAAACCAGCATGGCGTTTGTCGCAGAATTGTCATGTGATATAAATCGAAAGGGGATTACCCCCGGCCCATGAAGGAGCGCGCTGCGACCGCCTCTTTCGTGGGCTTTTTTTTGCCCACAGGAGGGCCAATGAATAAAGATATCCGTCTTGCCGTAGGTTTCTTTGACCATCCCAAGACGATTAAACTTCAAAGGAAGTTGGGGATAGAGGCAGTCGTTTGTCTTCAGAGGCTATGGATGTTTTGCGCGGCATATAAGCCGTCAGGCAACCTGGAGGGTATGGACGATGAGGAGATTGCCATTGCGTCACACTGGCCCAACGATTCGTTAACGTTCGTTACAACGCTCGTTGAAGTTCGTTTCCTCGAATTCGAAAAAGGGGGTTATCACCTCCATGACTGGGAGGATCATAACGGGTATGCTTCATCATCAGAAGACAGGGCGAACAAGAGCCGGTTCTCCCGCATGGCAAAGACCTACCCTCGCATATACTCGGAGTTAAAAGGAAAAGGGATAGATGGCATAACGGCTGAAGAGTACAAAAGGGTCACGGCGCTAAACACACTGAGTAACGAACCGTTAACGACCGTTGAACGACCGTTGAACGAATCGTTAACGAATCAAGTAAGCCCATTACCATCTCCATTACCATCTCCATTACCATCTCCATTACTAAAAACTAGAAACATAAGCTCGGAGCCTGCGGCATCCGACCCGGCAGTAGTCGAGATCATCCTTAATTCAAAAGCCCTCCACCCGATTACCCAACAAACCATTGACGATTGGATTTCCCTCTTTCCCAACGTCGATATTTTGCAGGAGTTGCGGAAAATGGCAGCGTGGGCCGAGGCAAACCCGTCAAGGAGGAAGACAGACAAGGGTATCAGGCGGTTCATTGTCGCATGGCTATCCAAGGAGCAGGACAAGGGCAAGCGTCCGGCCATACTGCCGGTGGCTGAAAAATTAAATTTTATTCCGAGTAAGGGGGAGGATTTGCCAGAATGGATGACAAACTTGAGAACGAAAAGGCTGTAATCGGCGCCATGTGTTGCGACCCCGACGAAGCGGACGCAGCCTTCACCCTTCGGCCCGACGACTTTACCGGCAAGCACAGGGAGATTTACCGGGTAGCCAAGGATCTTTATGGGAGGGGGGTGATTCCTGATCTTGTGGCACTCAACAACGAGCTCGACGCCATCGGGAAATTGGCATCGGTGGGAGGGTCGGCATATCTCTCGGACCTGGTTATTTTTGTCCCTCACGTCGCCAATGTCGGTTATTACGTCAGCAAGGTGCGCGAGGAATCGCACAGAAGGCGTCTGCGTTCGCTCTCAATGCTTTTAAATTCAAACTGCGACACTATGCCGGTTAAGGAGCTTTTGGCCTCAATAGACGGCTGTGCAGACGTTTTGAGGGGGACGGAGAGCAAAGGACCTGAGAAAATCAGCGTAGCAATCGGCAAGGCGTTCAAACAGATGGAACTGGCAACGCTCAACAAGGGGGAAATCACCGGGGTCTCGACGGGCCTTCCCGACCTCGACATAATGCTGGCAGGGCTGAACCCGGGGAAGCTCTACATCCTCGCCGGTCGTCCGGGGATGGGTAAGTCTGCCCTTGCCCTCGATATGGCCCGCCATGCGTCAAGAGGACTCGACGGGACGCCCGTTTTGTTCTTCTCCCACGAAATGCCCGACGTTGAACTGGCACAGCGATCCCTTTGCAGCGAGGGGAGGGTTGACGGAGCCGTCGCAAGGATTGGAGGGATGACATCGGCAGACTTCAGCCGCCTGGGAGACGCCGCCAACGTGCTCCACCAATCGAATCTTTGGATCGACGACACACCAGTCATGACGGCTGCGGGGATTGCGGCCAAGGCCAAGGCAATGAAGAAAAAGCATGGCCTCGGTCTGGTCATTATCGACTATCTGCAACTTCTTGACGGAGAGGGAAAGCGGTATGAGATTGTCACCGAAGCATCTAGGCGACTCAAACTCCTATCCAAAGAGATCGACGCCCCGGTGGTTGCTTTGTGCCAGCTAAACAGATCCCTGGAAAGCCGGGAAGACAAGCGCCCCAAGATGTCAGACCTTCGGGAATCTGGAGCATTGGAGCAAGACGCCGACGTTATTCTCTTCGTCTACCGCGAGGCAATTTACTGCGAATGCAAGGGGAACAAGGATTGCTCCCATGATCACCACCGGAAGGCTGAGGTTATTGTCGGGAAGCAGAGGGGAGGCCCTTGTGGAACGGTGCATTGCGAATATATCGGGGAACATACGACATTCAGACCGAAACAAGGAGGTTATCATGACCGAACTTGAAAAACTCCAGGAGGCCCACGCCGCCCTCGAATCCCTATGGCGGGAGCAGCGGGCGGAGATTATCAAACTGAAGGCCGCAATCCGGCAAACGCTGGACGAGAACGGGCACCTGGCAGACGGGGACGATTGCACGTTGATCCACCTCAAAACGGCGATAGGGTACGAGGAGGCTGAAGATGGGGCTATTTGAAATAACTGAGGAGGAAATCTACGAGGCCGCGATTTCCGAGCCGCTGGAGCGCAAAATCGAAAAGGCGCTGATGCTGATCCGGGAGTACGAGCCGATGGCTCTTGAGCTTTCGCCGGATGGGTATTACGTCGCGTTTTCCGGTGGCAAAGACTCCATCGTCATGGAGCGGCTTTTCCATATGGCCGGGGTCAAATACAAGGCATGGTACAACAACGTCACCATCGACCCGCCGGAGTTGGTGCAGTTTATCAAGCGACAATATCCCGAGGTTCGGTGGAACAGCGGGAACAAAAATCTTCCGGCGATGATGGCCGATAAATCGGCAGGACCGCCGACAAGGATTATTCGTTGGTGCTGTGAGATTTACAAGGAGCAGGGCGGGAATGGTCTATTCAAGACCATCGGGGTTAGGGCAGAAGAATCAGCTCGGCGCAAGGGGTTGTGGCAGACAATTACCAGAAATCGAAGGGATAACTTCCCTATTTTGTGCCCCATTCTTTACTGGACCGAATCTGACATTTGGCGATTTATCAAACAGAACGATATGAGTTATTGTTCCCTGTACGACGAAGGATTTGCCCGGCTCGGTTGCGTAGGTTGCCCCATGGGTGGACCAATAGGGATGAAGAGCGCGTTTGAAAGGTGGCCCAAATATGAGGCGATGTGGCGGCGTGGGTTCCAATCTTTTTGGGATAAATACAAGGGAGTCCCTCGGCGAGACGGGAAACCCCGATCCTTGGAGAAATTCGGGACCGTTGATGACCTGTGGAATTGGTGGGTAAGCGGCAAGGCATACGAAGGCGATAAGCCAGACTGTCAACTCTACCTATGGTGAGGCACCCGAGATACGGGGATAGGGCTAGATGATGACGAGGAGGAGATTTAGGGCCGGAAAGTATTTTTAAAATAATGTCGTTTTCCTGTTGACTCCCCGAACGTGGGCCGGTATAGTTACATCACACAGAGGGACAAACCAAGAGGAGGACGACATGAACTACACTGTTGAGCTTGAAAACGGGACTATCGGCAAGGTCGAAGGTGAAATCATTCACGTTGGGGACGAGGTGACCGTATCTCTTCACGACGAAAACGGTATGCCGATAGATGATGCCGGAATCGTTGTCGAAATTCTAGAGGAGAATGCATACTAATGACCGCCGATGAATTCAAAAAGACCCAGGCTGAGCTAGGTCTCACCAACCAGGCGACGGCAGACCTGCTCTGCTGCTCCCTGCGCCTCGTCGAGAAGATGAGACAGGGAACGCGGAAGGTGTCGCCCCGCACCTCAAAGATGATCGAACTAAACAAAAAGGAGGGTTGAAGTGTTATTTCAATTGGATAGAGAAATGGGACATTCAGCCGAGGTAAAAACAACCAAAAATCGGCCAGTTTTAATGAAGGCCGACGTTGCCCTCAGCGAAGCATTCCCTGAAATTGTTAACGGATTCGAATACCCGTATGCAACAGGAGGAGACTGGTCAACCCACGACCTCATTTTTTATCTGTTGGGTAAAATTGGTCCGGCATCACTGGTAGCAGCCACTTGGTCGGTTTCCGAGGCCGCCGCTATCAAATTAGCATCGGCACTAGATTCGGGGCTGATTACCGACATTTCCTTCCTTGTCGATTGGAGGGTTCAGGTTCGCACCCCTTCGTTTCTGAGCGTAGCCAGAGAAAAATTTGCCGATGTCCGGGTGAGTAGCTGCCACGCAAAGGCATTCGTCCTCAGAAATGAAAATTGGGCCATATCCGTCGTCGGGAGTGCCAACTTTACCAATAATCCACGGATCGAGGCCGGGCATATGTCTACCAACGCCAAAGCGGCCGATTTTCACGCGGGTTGGATTCTAGCTGAAATAAAAAACGCACAGCCTTTTGGGCTGGATATGCGCAAAAGGGGTCGGGCCGATGGGAGAGCTTGAAAGGACGATAAACGAAGAGGTCGCTGACCTTGCCATGCTGCAGTTTACCGACAAGGAAATTGCAACGATAATGCAAATGTCTCCCGATGTTGTCGTCAATCAATATGGTGCGGACATCGACAGGGGGCGACTTCTCGCCGAGGCTGAGGTGCGAAAAGCAGTTTTGCAGCTGGCCAAGCAGGGGAGCACCCCTGCCCAAAAGCAATTCATGGAGATGAACGCCCGGGCAAAGAAGGCAAATCTAAGAAGATCATGATGTTTTAGTGACTGGGAACCGAGGAGTGACGAATGACCACCCCGAAGGAGCGCGCAAGAGGCACCGCCCGTGAAGCCGAGGAGGTGATTCAGGGGTGGATGAAGGCCAATGTGAGATCAGGCATTGCCCGTAGCTGCCGAGAAATGCAACATGCCGTCAGGTCGATATCCCGGGATGATGAGGAATACTGGTGAGGGTAACGACCGAAATAACTGGAGAGCGTAGCGAATCCGGTTGATTGACTGGTTAGGGTGATTTTGCACCGACCTTGAAAAAAACGCACAAAGTGAATTATTCTACTTGCAATCGTTCACAATGTGCGTATAATTAGAATCAAGAAGAGCGGAACAAAACCCTAACGAGGAGATAAACCATGAGAGCACCAGTCAGAACGCCGGAAGGTCTTGAGCAGGAAAAGCACTACGCAGCAGTAAAAGCAATAGTCGGAGAGCTGACCATAATCAACGGGCTATGCAAAGAAGATTTTGAAGTTTACCGTCGCTACACAGGTACCCCGGAAGCGGTCGCGGCGAGAATCCTTGCTGCTAGAGAAGCGAGGGCTGCAAAATGAAAAGTTATTTTGATTTTTACGAATCGGCAAGCTGGATCGGGACGAAAAATCAGGTCGCCGATTTCATGAAAAGCATAGAAGAAAAAGATTTTGAAGACTGGACCATAGTCAGGAAGTCGGAAAGGCGTTGGGCTGCCTTCCAAGGATCAGCAACGAGCCTCATCCCGAACGACGAGCCGACTTATACGGTAGAGGAGTTTTTAAAACTGTGACCGCCAAAGAATTGCGAGAGGCCCGCGAAGCTGCGGGCCTCTCGATGGCAGAAGCGGCCCGCCTGACTGGTGAGAAATACCGCACATGGCAGAGCTGGGAAGATGACGGGCCAAACGGGAGACCGCCCAGGGCGATAGCTTTTGCATGGGTCGAACTCTACGCCAAGCTGAAACGGCTCGAATCACCCTAACGGTAGATTTAAGCGGCGGCGTCGAAATGTTCGGCTTTATCGCTGTTGAGTCTTCCGTCCGGCTTCAAATCGTTGGTTAGAAACCATAGTTCAAGGAGGACAGATGGGCGCTGAAATTATCATCAATACTAAACCAAAGAACCCCACAGACTTTAAACCAGGGAAACAGGGGTTCTTTGACACCGAAGAAAATTTATTGGTTATCATTGGGGAAAATGACACGCATGTGCATACCCTTTTATATCGAAGTGGCGCGTATTATAGTGTGTTTAAAGACCCTGAGAATCTGAAGCATTTACATGTTTTCTAACGATCAGAGATAAGGGGCTGGCGCAGAATGGCTGCGTATTGCTGACCTTATCGAGAACCGCCCATGTATAACCAGTCCCTCTTAATTGACG